GAAGAGCCTGTCAAAGAGGAAGACTTTGGGACATTCCTCCAGCAGTTTGCGCGTGAGCGTGGCTACAGCGAAGAGGAAATTGCCAAGACTGTTGCTGACATCAATGCAGCAGGTGGATCTGCAGCATACATCAAGAAGATGAAGGAGGAGAACCCTGCGTACTTCCATGAGGATGTTGCAGCGGCAATTGCTGCCAAACCTGATGACCTGTGGATCGAGGGTGAAGACGGTAAGCTTGTACAGAACCCCGATGCTGATGTTAAGGAAGCTCGTAACTCTTGGGAACTGGGCGTACTAGATTCCCTTAGGAAGATCGACCCTGCATACACTGTTGAAGATGCTAAAGAGGCAATACAACTCGCGGAGACAAACGAGGCTGCTAAAGAATTTGGGCCGGGTCGCACTCCAGATGAATTGAAGGTGGCACTAGAAAAGGGTGAAATCGACCAAGCAACCTTTGACGCTGAGATGGCTAAGATGTCGGGTTCACCGGACCTTAGTCGCACTCCAGATGAATTGAAGGTGGCACTAGAGAAGGGCGAAATCGACCAAGCAACCTTTGACGCTGAGATGGCTAAGATGTCGGGTTCGGCAGAGCCAGGAGAGGTAGTAAAAGGGATAGTCGATGACAAGATAACTACAACCGTCCTACCAGACGAGGCTACCGAAAACCTTATAAAAGGGGCTAACGAGGCTATTGACGCTTCTGAGACACCACAGCGCACTTCGCCATACGAAGATGACTGGACTGAAGAAGAAAGTAAAAAAGTAACAAGGGAGTTATACGAACAGGGAGACGTCAAAACGCTCGAAAAACTTGTGGGTTTTGGGGATGCCAACGCGCAGTATCAGTTGGGTCGGATTTACGACAACGGAAAAGGTGTCACCCAAGATAGCGCAGAAGCAGTCCGGTTGTGGCGTCTCGCTGCGGAACAAGGGAGTGCGCGCGCGCAGTCCGCCCTGGGTTGGATGTACGAAAACGGACGGGGTGTCCCCCAGGACGACGCAGAGGCAGCCCGGTGGTATGGTCTCGCTGCTGAACAGGGGCATGGTCCCGCTGAGTACAATCTAAAGAAGCTGGAGGAAAGTGGTTCCGATCTGGAGTCTCAAGTTGATGAAGATAGAGCAACCGTCGAACTTGGTAAAGCAGAAAAACGTCTAGCTACTATGCCTGTAACAAAGAGGCTTATTGAAAGGGTTGAGTCTAAGCCCGGTCTTGAAGGTTACAAAACATTGTGGGCTAACTGGGAACAACCGGGCGGACGCTACGAAGGAACGGACATTACTACTATGTCGCTAGGCCAGCTATTTAAGTTTGCTGATGATGGCTACCACAACGCTAACAACCTTAACAGTGCTCCCTTTGGTAAGTTCCAGTTCCTTGACAGTACTCTGAAAGACCTTATTAACCGTATGCCGGGTATCACAGAGGGTACTGTGTTCACTCCTGAGAACCAATTAGCAATGTTCACTTGGTACGCTAAGGACAGGCTGGGTAATCGGCAAGGAGATGCCGCTGTATCTAAGCTCATTGCTATCTGGGAAGGCCTAGGCAAAGGGGATGTGGCATACGACGACATCCTTCAGATGGCTAGTGAAATAAGGGGGACGACTACTGAGCCACCCGTACCTGTTAAGTACACACTACCGGCTGACACAGAAGGCGCAGTGGGAGTTGGTGGTATCACCGTAGCGGTTAACAGTATCTCCCGTAAAAACCAAAGGGGTGAAAACTTCAATGCACCACCTATTTTCGGTACGTCAGGAGAACATTCACATACACCTTCGCCAAAGAATAAGCCCTACGCTGAAGGCAACATGCAAAAGTTGATGGCGAAAAACGGTCCTTTCCACCGTGTCCAAGCTAAGATGAATAATCTGTTTCCAAATATGGGGCCAGTGCGCATCAATGACGCCCTTGTACACGCAGGTAGTACCCGTGAAAGTGTCCGGCCACCTACCAGAACAAAGTCTGGCAGCCAACACTTTCACGGCACTGCCCTTGATGTAAGTATTGCTGGCATGTCTAAGGACCAGAAGATTGCTCTGTGGGAGGCAGCTTACGAAGAAGGCTTCAGAGGCTTTGGTTTCGGTACCAACATACTACACATGGATATGGGTAACGCTAGGATTTGGGGTTACGGAAATATTGCCAAAAAGGAAGTATGGGAAGGCATATCGTTTAAAGGCCTTAGACAAGGTATTGTGTCGGCTGGTCCTAGGGGTGGAGACAACTTTACCGTAGGTGCTAGGTCTACCTTTGAAGGTGACACAGGTGACAGGGCTGTAGAGGATAAAGAAGGTAAGCAAGGCGACGTAGATGTAATCAGCCTTGGAGACTACGTACTACCCAAAGGTATCTTTGGTATCCCCGGTATGACCGCGAAGTCACCAGAAGAAATCTTTTTTGGAGAGGAGAAATACGTACCAGGAGCATTGGCAGATGACTTTGGTGACCCGTCCGCTGAAGACAGTGATGAAGTGCCATTTATGAGACGCCCATCTGGAGAGCAACTGGCTGGCCCTGATGCTGAACTGAAAGACAGGGCATGGCGTAAGCTCGAAGAGAGTGAGATCGAAGAGCTTATCGAAGTCTCTGAGGGCGACAGTGGCCTCAAGGATCAGGCAGGTATGTCACTTGGTAACCGCTACCAGAACGGTCGTGGGGTTCCTAAGGACAACAACAAGGCCCGTGAGTACTACGAGAGTGTCGTCATTAATGGCGGTGAGCTTGCAGAAGAGGCTACAACTGCCTTGGAGTCCATCGACGCTGGTGAGGCGCTGCAACTCATGCGCGAGCAGGGTCGTGGCACTATGATCAAGGGGCAGCCCTACATCCTACTGCCCGGTGGTGCTGTCGTAAGGGGTCGAGACGGTGAAGTTGCCAACGAAGCCATCACGGCACTCGTTAAGAAGCGACTGCGCGTAGACGATCAGCCTCAGTGATGGAAGAGCAAGTATACCGACTAGAGAAGAGGGTTGATAAACTAGAGGTTGACATTGGTGGGCTTAGGTCCACCATTGCCGAACTTCAGGTTACCTTAGCCCTACTGAACCAAACACTGAACCAGCTAAGGCAGGTTGAGGAAAAGAGAAATGCAGCAAAGGACCGTACAATAATGTTCGTCGTAGGTGGTTTCATCACTGCAATCATCGCGTGGATAGTGAGGGGTGGCTTGGGGGCATGAATAGACTGTTCACAAGGTTTCCGTCGTTCATCGTAGGGGTGATTATTGCGTTGACTGTGACTGTAGCCTACACAAGTTTTTTTGACAGGGTTCCATACCGTAGTGTCACCCTAGAACATCTCCACGAACTCGATGGTAACACATACATTACTGCATCCTTCGTGAAGACAAACTGCCAGTTCAAAGACCTTCGTGTCTTAGCCTATACGTTTGGCAGGTGGAAGAGCCTACCTTGGGCCGACACTCAAACCCCAAGGGGTGACAGGTTTGCTGGCAGACACACCCTAGAGATCTACTATCCCAGTGGCCCATACGATTTTGTGGAGGTACGAACACGACACGACTGCGACGGAATATCTGTAGATAAACTTTTCTTGGAGATAGACGATGGATCAAGAAGTCAAAAACATACTGAAGAGTAAGACCTTCTGGGTGAACCTGCTGACACTGGCAGTGTTGCTGGTGAACCGTAATGAGTTAATTATCGACCCACTCCTGGTTGAGCCTGCTGCGCTAGTAATCCTGCCTCTTGTGAACATAGGACTTAGGTATATCACTACCAAGCCGGTGAGTCTATGACATGGATATTCAAACTAGTGGGTGCAAAAGTTCTGAGCCTTGTGGCGAGTGTCGGCGCTGTCTTGAGTACGATAGCATTGATATATTCCTTTGGCAGGCGATCAAAAGAAAAGGACTTCGAGCTGCAGTCGCTAAGGCGAGATAGAGACTTACGGAAGAAGGTGAATGATGTACATACGAACACTGACGTTGATGCTGCTACTGAGCGGCTGCGGAAGTCTGGTGGCCTCAGAGAGTGATGTCTTCTGTAGCCTGCCAACACCAACTGTATCAGCCAANGATACACCACAGACCATCATAGAGGTGGATAACTTTTTAGCTAAACGAAAGGCGGTATGTGATGCCAACTAAGAAGACTAAGAAGACCCATAAAATGCCTGACGGTAGTATTATGAAAGGCGCAAAGCACCCAACCAAGAAAAAAAAGAAGGGTAAGAAAAGTGGCTACTAAGGGTCGGCAGGCTGCACAAAAGAAGTACAACTCGAAACCTGAACAGAAGCGACGGCGAGCTGCACGGGGTCGAGCGAGAACTAAGGTGGGACTCAAGGTAGGAGATCCACGGCACGTTGACCACAAAGATGGTAACGCCATGAACAACTCTAAAGTCAATCTCAGGGTCAGGCCAGCAAGAGCAAACGTCCGAGACAACAAAAGAAGCAAGAAGAAATAAAAAAAGCCCCTCTAGTTTTTACACTAGGGGGGCTTAATTGTCTCTACCAGCAGTCAGGTAGCATTACTGAGAGTTGGATCTCTGCAGGCTAATGTAGGCAAAGACTTCATCGCTTGTCATCAGTGCCTGATCTTCCCACCCATCTATCAGGTCAACAGCGTCTAGGTAATCAACTGCATTACCTCCCGTCACATCATCTGTCCTAACGAAGAATTGCATCAGCTCCTCTGTAGACTTAAAGGTCAGGTATGTGCTCCGATCAGTCTCTTGCGTAATCATCATAGGCAGAACAAAGGAGAAACCATTGGATACCATATGGTATGCAGAGTAGACGCCGAGCACTTGCCCCTCACTAGATGCCATATTAGTATCGGTAAACTCATCTGACCAAGCACTGTGGAATGCTAAGACCCCATTGACCTCATACTCCAGGGCACCTACGAATGCGATTGCACAAGCACTGATGCAGGCATATCCACGTGGAACTACTGCAGTGACACTCAGGTCAGACAGGACACCCGACAGGTTATAGCCAGCCTGGGCAGATCCGCCATTGGATACCATACCTATACGCCGCACCCCGTTGGCCAGCAAGATAGTACGGATTTGTTCTGCATCACCATCAACCATCTCACCGTGGAACACGATAGCACTTCGCCCTGAGCTATCCACAAATACTTCAGTGGCCTCCATCGACATCACTGGTGTAACCCATAGTGCTACCACTGTGGCTAAGTACTTAAACATATTCATCGTCCCCTTCATCATGATCTTCATTTTCCTCTCTCGTACTTATGGTATTCGCAGAACTACCTCTTCGTATCAAGGTGTTTGAACGAGATGCCAGGTCCACCTCCGTTAGCGTCTCCCATTGCTCTGGGGTAATACCCGTCATCAGGAACTCCCGGTCATCAGGGGACAGGTGGGGCATAGCGTCTTGGATAAGCTCTCCACGCTCCCAGGCTACAATTTGATCGCGGGTAACGTCTATTTCACGGGTGCTTACTGTGCCTGTCAGTATAGACTTACGGGTGATGTGCATTAGGAGTACTCCCTCTTGATTGTCTCCATTGACACGAACTGTGGCTCATACATACCGTCTTCGATGTTGTGCTTAATAACTACCCCTTTCCACCAATCTCCGTTAGCCTGACCTGCCCAACCCTCTGGACCACCCTTGTAACATCCTGCAACCAACCCAATACTGCCTGTGCCATCCTTAAAGTACATACCCCGCTTATGGCTATGGCCTACTGTAGCAGACCTGTATCGTGCCTGTATAAGACCAAAGGCATGGTGAACTCCGCTGAGTGGTCTACCGAAGTTACCTGCACCAATAAAGTGGGCATAGTCAACCCCATCATAGCAGTGGATTGCAGGCGCGCCATTCTCATACTCATGATACTCATCGAACCACTTGTTCGTATCAAGGTGCTTGAACGAGATGCCATACTTACTGCCCTCTAGGCGGGGATCAAAGGTCAAGGCAGTCTTAATGCGTGCCTCATGGTTTCCCTCGAAACCAAAGAAGGCAGGACGCTTGCGCCTCTGCTTAGAGAACACCTCCCTCAAACGGTACATGGCGTCGTTGTAGCATTCGATATCCTTCTCATAGTTCTGCGATACAATGGCCTCAGGCTTACGTGTGTCGTAGCTATTGAGGGACTTCATGTCAGCGCCATCACCTAAGTCAACTACGTAGTCGGGCTTAAGGTCGTACAGCATCTTACCCAGCCAGGTGAACCTGTCGTTAGATGAGTCAGGAGATGCGTGAGCGCAGGTCAGAACAACTGCCTTCATTTCTCTGACCCCTTAAGTTCGTCCAGCATCCACTGCAGGTACACACGGGCCTTGTCGATATCCTCGACCGGGTTATTCTTGTACCGGTAACGGTGTTGGTACTTGATAACATTTCCATGGCAGTAATGAATGAAGCCCTCTGGACCTAATCGCTGCCGGATGTATTCAATGCACTCAATGTTGTCTGCATCGCCCTTGTAATGATCTGGATGTTCTACGTTGGACATTCGTTCTTCCTATACCTTTTCGTACCCTCTAGCATCCATGCCTCTGGTACTAGCTTGTCAGCGTATCTGAAACCATGCTTCTTGCACCATCCTGCATATGTGGTCTTAGATAACTTGCTGAGTTTCTTGTTGCTGCTACTGAAAACAAACCGTATGTCTAGGCCTGGGTGTTGCTTCTTTATCAGCAGGTGCTTTGTTCTATCCTTACCTAGGAACCTCCCCTTAGTCTCTATGATTATGCCGTTAGCTAATACGAAGTCAGGCGTGTAAGTATGGGGCTGAGTGATGTATTTGATCTTAGACTTCTCATACTCGAACCCTATCCCGTTCTTCTTTAGCCATGCAGCATTGTCTTGTTCAAGGCCCGATCTGTATCCAGCCTTAAGTGCCGCCGCCCTTACCCTGCGGTGGGGTCCAGTCTTCCCCTTCCGTTCGCCGTAACCATAGTAGTTTGCCATTCTCAGTCACCTTCTCTGTGTCACCCTTGTACGCCTTGAGGCAAACTTCATACATGTCACGCTCATTAAGTGCACCCTTGAGTAGCTTCTTAGCTTTCACCGGGCCAATACCGCGAATGCCCTTGACGTTGTCTGCTGCATCACCCGTCAGGATCTGCTCATAGAAGAAGAGTAGCCCCTCAAACTCCTCGACCTTAACCATCGTCCCCCTATTGAAGTTATAGTGCCAGCAAGGAACCTGCAGGAAGTCCTTGTCGATACTAGCAATGATCGCTTCATCATAACCAAGCTCAGTGGCACGTATCACAATATCGTCGTCAGCCTCCTGGCCGTATGAGACCTTAGAACCATATGCCTCGATCAAGTATGACATGCAGTCTGGCAGTAGGTCAGGCTTAGGGCGTGTCCGGTTGGCCTTATACTCAGTATTGACCTCCTTGCGGAAGTTGTTGCTACCTGACACGAACACCTCGACGTTATCCCAATTCTCAGTGAACTGCGTAGCGTTCATGATGTCCGATAGCATCTCATCAATATACTCCTCTGCATCAATCTCAGTCCCTTCCTCGCATGAGAATGCAGCACGGTAAGCTACAATGTCACCGTCGATCAGGGTCATCTGGCTGTCACTCATTTTCTGTTCTCCAAGTAATTGTCATACCAGCATTCCCAACATTTGTCCTCGCAGTCAAGTAGGCCATCGCAAACATTGCAGCGAGGCCCAGCTGACTTCGAATAGGGGTTCGATCTCGCGTCCAATTCGCTCTGCGATGTCTCTGGTTTCTTTTTGTGTGTCACTGTTAGTCCTTTCCTTGTACATTCTTGAATATGCGTAGAGGCTCCCGGTCCAGATCCACTCTGTGTACATTGACTGTGGCAGCACCATACGGGCCTGCTCAGGTGCCACACCATCGTGAATCAACTGGTCATACAGGTCTAAGACTTGGTTCAAAGTTGCGTCAAGCCAGGAAGGCGGCTGACTTACCCCATCAGAACCTTGCTTCTTATCAGCACTACGCCCCCGCCATACATCAGGTGTATAGAACTCTGGCTCACTGTCAACGTACCTACGGCTGACTTCATTCCATGAGAACCCTACCTGATGTTTAGCTAACTGCCTGGCCACAAAAATAGGAGCTTTGACACGAAATGTAATTGCAGTATGGGTAAAGGGTGACCAGTGACCATTCCTAGCAAGATAATCAATCAGCTTGCAGTCCTGCGGAGAGAGACTTCCCTCCTCCCATTTGCTCTCCTTGTCGAAACTAACTCTGGCTGCATTGACAACAGAAAGATCACTCCCCATTGCGTCGATGAATTCCACTTTCATAACGGCTGCTCCTATTTACGTTAAGTGACCTTAGTGTTTACTTCTTACCCTTTCCTTTGCCTTTCTTGTGGCCTCCTTTGTCTTTCTTGCAGCCATCTTTAGGGTCCTTTGGATCTTTAGGGTCCTTTGGATCTTTAGGGTCCTTTGGATCTTTAGGGTCCTTTGGATCTTTAGGGTCCTTTGGATCTTTCGGGTCTTTAGGGTCCTTTGGATCTTTAGGGTCCTTTGGATCTTTCGGGTCTTTAGGGTCCTTTGGATCTTTAGGGTCCTTTGGATCTTTAGGGTCCTTTGGATCTTTAGGGTCCTTTGGATCTTTAGGGTCCTTTGGATCTTTCGGGTCCTTTGGATCTTTAGGGTTTGACGGATCGTTATCTGGACGTGGTTTAGGTCGTACAGATTCCTTGTTTAGTGTAGCTACGCACATCTCAAGAGGCACCTGCCTACGCCACTCAACACCATCAATGATTTCAGTTTTGTAACACTCA